TGTAATAACTAAAGATATAGGAGGGGTTTATAATTGGGTCCCGAATAAAAAATATATTATAATTTATAAGTGGAATGGTGCATCATCAAGAGTTTATATAAATGCTATTGGGGGTTATGCCAATCCCGGGGCTACTGGAATCATAGGTCTTAGATTAGGATATGGTCATTATGGTGATTATTTGGATGGATATATTCATGAAGCAGCAGTTTTTGATTGGTTTTTATCATCAGAAGAAGAACAGGAAGTAACAGATATTTTACAAGTTAAATGGGATGTTACATTACCCTAAATTATTTTCGATAAAATATCGAAGAAAATTAAAAAACTTATTAGTATTTATAGATATAAATAATATTAATAAAAAATAAGACAATGACAGATTTTAGTACAGATATGAACACGCAATCATTCAATATTGAACCATTTAGTTTGATTGATGAAAAAAGTAGTGAACTATTTTATATCGGCATATCGAAAGACGGTAGAAATACCAGCGCAGCTAATTGGAGAATCAAAAAGATTTGGAAAGACGGTACGATATGGAGAGTTCAATTCCCTGATGGCGACCAATCATATAGTTATGTCTGGGATAGTAGAATTGGTGTTTATACATATGAATAACAAATGAAGAGGATTTATTTCCTGCTTTTTTTTATATGTGACACCTAATTGTGATATCCTTAGTATTTATTTAAAACGTCTTTTACATGGCAACATTTGCAATAGATTTATTAACAGGTAATAATTATTTATTTAACGGTAATTTCACTAATAGTGGCATGACTACCTTTAGTGGTGTTACATCGGTAAATAATGGTTTATCAATGGTGGATTCTCGAACTGCCAAACTTGGTGGAACACTGACTTGTTCAACAATAATAACAATAGGTGGTGGAAATACTGCTGGTATTGAATATGGTGGTGATTACAGTGCTGGTTTTAGTGCTCGTTCAGTCGTTGATAAAGGATATGTTGATAATGAAGTAAGTGGTAGTACTCCAAGTTGGTCAGTAATAACTGATAAACCATCGTGGTTAAGTGGTGCAACAATAGGTGCATTTCAATTAGACCACACACATTCATACGATAATTTAACAAATATATTAAGCGGTGGTACTGGTATTTCAATTAGTGGTAATATCATTAGTACTACTGGTGGTACTTTGTCTTTAGATTTACAACAAGTTACTGACAATGGCGCAATTACAACAACTGAGTCAACATTTAGTGCTGGCTTGGTAACTGGTAAGATTCGTCCTACTGGTGATACCATAACTGCTATTCAAATTAATAAAGCCAATGGTACTACTCCTGTTATTAATGTCGATACTGTCAGTGGCTTTACTGGTTTCGGTGTAAGTCCAACAGCAGTAGTTCATCTTAAAGCAGGTACAACAACAGTTGCTCCGTTGAAATTTAGTGTCGGTAGTCTATTGAGTACCCCACAAGTAGGTGCTGTTGAATTTGATGGTTTTGATTTTAAATTTACTGTAAGCGGTAGTACTATTAGAAAAACATTTGCTGCTCTTGAAGCACCACAATTTACTGGAAATGTTAATTTACCAACAACGGCTTGTTTAAATTCAATTAATCTCAATAATTATATCTGGAATTCAGGTGGTACTAATAACGCTTGTCTGACATCAAGAAGTGATTTTGATGCATATACAGGTAGTACAACACCTGCAATAAATATTGCTGTTACTGGTGCAACAAATGGTCTTTCGAAGGCTGATTGTCATTCACTTAAATTAGGTGGTGATTTAATAGAAGATACTAAAATTGGTAGTGGTGATTATGATTTTACAATATGTGGAAAATGCTTATCTATAGCATCGACATGTGGCTTGGAATTATTAGATAAAAATGGTCAGGATATCGAGATTTTTAGTAGTGGTGGTACTACAAATATAAAAGGTATGACCAGTGAAGGTGCAGAAGCAATGCGTTTCAAAATAAGTGATACTCAGGCAACATTTACTGATAGTCGTGCAGTTCCATATGGTATTGAATATAATGGTGATTATGCCAGTACATTTACAAATCGCAGTTTGGTTGACAAGGAATACGTTGACAGTCATAGTGGCGGTTTAGAACCAAAACAGGCTGTGGTGGCTGCATCACAAGTAGATATTAATTTAAGTAGTGCTCCAGCAACTATTGATAGTATTACACCAGCGAATGGTAGTAGGGTACTTGTTAAAGCACAAAGTAGTGCTGTTGATAACGGTATCTATATTTATAACGGCAGTGGTGCTACGATGACACGTGCAACAGATTATGCAAGTGGTAGCACAACAATAAACGCATATATGGCAGTTTTATCTGGTGTCACAGATGCCAATACTTCATGGATATTAGATGCATCAAGTCCGATAACAATTGGTGTAGATGAGAGTAACTTTGTAATGTTTAGTAGTCAATCTGGCGTTGTACAGGGTAATGGTATTTGTGTAACACAATCAAGTGGAAACTATAATATTGCGGTTAAATCACCAGCTAATTGTGGTTTATGTAGTGATGCCAGTGGACTTTATGTTAACTCAGCAATTGCTGGAATTGGTTTAAGTTATAGCACTGGTGTAATTAACATAGATGGTAGCGGTCTTGCTGGAAACAGTCTTAGTTGGACAGGCAATAGTTTCAGTGTTGATACTACTTCAGGTACGTTAAGTACGGCTTTGGGAACTAAACTCAATACCAGTGATTTTAATACTTATAGTGGTTATACGTCAAATGACATCAACAGTAGATTATTAACGACTACTTTTTCAGCATATACTGCTGCAACATGTCACGTAACTTGTGCTGATTTTACTCTTTATACTGGTACAACAGCACCACAAACATATCTGAGCATAAGTAATTTTAACACATATAGTGGTGATACCGCAAGTGCAATTGGATTAAAAGCAAATATAACAAGTCCAACTTTCTTAGTGAGTGCATTTGCTCCAACACCTGTTGTAAATAACAGTAGTACCTGTATTGCAACAACTGCATATTATGCTGGACAAGCAAGTAGTATCAATCCAGTAATGGATGGTGTAGTTTGTATTGGCTCATCTTTGAGATTCAGCAGACAAGACCACATACATCCAAGTGATACAAGTAGATTGGCTGTAAGTGCATTCAACACCTATAGTGGTAATACTGCAACAGCAATTGGGTTAAAAGCAAACATTGCAAGTCCTACATTTACTACAAGTGCAAATGCGCCAACACCTGTTGCAAATAACAACAGTACGTGTATCGCAACAACTGCTTGGTATTTCGGTCAAAGTGGAACAACAACACCTGTAATGGATGGTAGTGCAGCAATTGGTACATCGGGATTATGGTCACATCAAGACCATGTGCATCCAAGTAATACTGCAAAAGCAAATCTTGCTGGTGGTGCTGCATTCACAGGAACTATTACCGTACCAAAACCAACACAAAACAATAATACAACCTGTGTTGCAACGACTTCTTGGTATGTAAGTCAGGCAGGTGTTGCTAATCCATTAATAAACGGAACTGTCGCTGTTGGTACATCATTATTATTTAGTAGACAAGACCATGTACATCCTGCATCAACACCTATTTATGGTAGTCAATTCCAGTACGTACAAAATACTGGAACAACATCAACATCAAGTAATCCACCAATATATCTAAGTGGTACTTCATTAACAACACCAAGTTTACCTGCTGGTACATATAAAATATCAACATCATTTGGTGTGAATAAAAGTACTATTATTTCGGATTGGGTTCATAGATTACGTGTTAATGGTGTAATGCTTGGTAATCAACAAAATTTTGAAAACCCCGATACGTTATCATGGACATATGTTACGAGAGTCTATTACAAGTCATTAAGTGGAGTTAATACCATCAGAACAGAATTTTCAAGCATAACATCAGGTACGGTTAGTGTTAAAGATGTTAGCATTGAGATAATTAGAGTATCATAAATTTAAATGAAATGAAAAAATATTTATTAGCATATCAAATAAATGGACAGGCAGTTGGTGTTGATATTCAAACATGGGATAATGCTGATTTGAATGGTAACTCAGCGTTTCAAATAATATTGTCTGGTACAAGTGTTCCAAGTGGTTATGTCGATATCAGTACAATTACTTATTGGGATAGCTTTGGTGGTATCGTTGCCAATGATTATGCGGTTATAAAATTTCAAATCAAAGATATTGTAGAATCACTTGGCTGGACGGGTTTAACGAACACCGAAAAAGATTTAGCGATTAAATACTACAGTTATCCCGACCCCACAACTGCTGTTATTTACTTAATGACAACCAAAGGCTGGTCACAACAACAAGCCGAGGGATTTGTGTTGCAATCATGGCACAAACACCATTTAAAAAATATTGAAGCATATACGCAGCGATGGAATTACGCCAAATTTACTGTCTTATCATATATTAGTAGATATGATGGCGAAGACCTGTTTAATACCGTTAAACCCCTGATTGATTTATATGTTGAAGTCGGAGTTATTGGTAGAGAATGGGGAGATAATAATGATGGTATTGTTGATTACATATATTCAACATATGGTTTTACGGGGCAAGGACTTGAAGAAAACGGATACACGTTGTTACAAGGTACGTGGGCAGATTTTAAAGCAGCACTGAATGACGTACTTATTTGGGGTATTTATAACATATATACTGATTTATAATGGCAAAACAGGAAACAAATTTTTTGGAAATATTATTTCGTAACCTATTAATTGGGACGACTATGTATGATGATGCTGGTACTGCATTACTAATTGACGAGTTAAATTATGACCCCGTTATTAAACACGTCTTTATTAAATCGGGTGCTGATACATATAAAATGAGATTGGATAAGAATTACGATTTCGAAATCAATGCCAATTTTAACAAACTCGTACCAAACAAAGAAAAGATTCACGGTAAACGTGATAGATAATCGTATTTAATTAAAACCGAAACAATGACAGAATTTTTTACAATATTATTCGGAGACTATTCATTTGCACAATTATTAGCATTTGTGGTTTTTTTCATAATTGGATACGTTATATATGGTTTAACTGAAACCAGTGGACGTGATAGACTTGGTACAAATACACCTAAAAAATGGAATTGGAAGTTCTGGTTTAACGATAACTGGCGCAGGTATTTAACCACAATATTATGTACATTTGTGCTTTTCAGATTTTATTCTGAATTAAGTGGACATCCATTTGGTAATTTTGATGCGGTTTCATTTGGTCTTATTGGTGATGGTGTAGCTGCAACAATAAAGAAAAGAATTAAAGGAATCGGTGCTGATAGAGAAAAATTAATGGCAGAAATGACAGACGAAGAAAAAGGATAATGGATTACAGCACATTTAATATTAACAACTTTTTCATAAAGAAAGACAGCACGCTTCCCGAATTGAAATATCCACTGACGCAACATACGATGGAGCAATACGATATCACTCCTGACATGTTGGAAAACGTTGGTGTGACATTCTCGATGCAGGAAGCCGACACAGGCATATATCGCATCGCCAACATTGCTGCAAATCTTGTTGTTAATAATAACAGACCTGAATATCCTGACGAGGTTCAGTACACACTCATGTACAGATTTAAATTACCACAGACGGCAAAGGCTGGAAGATATCTGGGTGAATTCAAACTCGATTTTTTAGGAAATGAGAATTGTGGTAAAATAACTTTACCTACTCAGAGTCAGATAAATATACAGATTTCTGATGGAATCACAAAAACTACTGTGGTTTAGTTGACAATTTAATTATTTTCATTATCTTTGTTGCATATCAAATAATTATGCAAGAAATAATTTTCGTGGTGCACTGCGAGAGAATTCGAAGAAGACAATGGTATTATCTTAGATTCCCAATTAACGACCAATTAATTCAGAGATTAAAAAATCTTCCAGAAGAAAGTCGTAAGTGGAATGCCAGTATGATATGTTGGGAAGTTAGTGTTGCATCACTATTTGCTTTAATTAAAAGATATAGGGATTCTAAAAAAATTCATTTCGATTTTGGAAATGAAGACAGTCGTAAAATCTTCATTGAGCAAATCAAGAAAGTCGAAATTGCTGAAGAGGAAAAGCGCAAATTCATTGCCGACCTCAATATCAAAAAAGAACATTGGGTCAGGTATAAGCAAGAACTGGAAAACACTTATGTGGATTACAGCGAGAAAATGCATGCGTTACTGAAAGAAGGTGTTAAACTATACCCCCATCAGATTGTCGCTGCGATGTTTATGAATGTCACACGTAACACGTTGATTTCCCATGAAATGGGTTTGGGTAAAACTCTTAGTGCCATTCTTTACGTTGAAATGAACGGTTTTGAAAAGGTTTTTGTCATCACACCGAATTCCCTGAAATTCAATTTTTATGGTGAAGTCCAGAAATTTACAAATAGCACCGCACATATCGTAAATTGGAAAAAGAATAGTTGTGGTATCGAAGAAGCTAAGTATGTTATTGTTAATTACGATTTCTTTAATCCCAAAAATACTAAAGACAAGAAATTCATTAGTAAATGGAAGAAATTAGGTGTTGATGTGATTGATATAGTTATTTGTGATGAAAGCAGTAAATTAAAAAATACCAAAGCCAATACTTATAAGAATTTCAAGAGTACGTTTAGAAAATCTTTATTTAGAAATGAAAAAATCAGTAAGATTTTCTTATCAGGAACACCTGCACCTAATAGAGCACATGAATTATATACTGTTCTGAATCAGATATCAGATGTTGATTTTGCCACAAAGAAATATTTTCAAGAATATTATTGTGGTATGACTCGTGATGGTGATGGTTGGGGTTATGTTGTGGATACGATGGCACAGAAACTCGAAGAACTTTATCATAAAATTGCCCCATTCACACATAGAAAGCGTAAATTCGAAGTTCTAACAGACCTTCCAGATAAAACGTATCAACGTATTATATTGGAAATGACTGATGACGAGCAGAGAATTTATGATGAAATCGAAGCAGGTGTTGCTAATGAGTTCGTTGAGAACCCCAATGGTAATCCGTTGACAATAATGATTAGATTAAGACAGTATCTTGCACTTGTTAAGGTACAACACGTTATCGAACTAATTGAAAACGTATTTGAAACTGGTGAAAAGGTTTTGGTGGTGGATTTTTTCAAAGACAGTCTATATCAGTTAAAAGAAAAACTTGGTGATGTCGTGGCATTACATACTGGTGACCAGAGTGTTGAAGAACGTGCTGAACTCGTGAAGACGTTCCAAGACCCTAATAGTGCAATTAAAGGATTTCTGGGTAGTATTCAGACTTGTAACTATGGACTTACTCTTACTGCTGCAAGTAAATTATTCATTATGACACTTCCGTATAGCGTAGGCGACTACGACCAAGTTAGCGATAGACTTCATCGTATAGGTCAGAAATCTGCTGTTAATATCTATGCATTAATATTCCCCGACACTATTGATGATTACGTATTCTCTGCAATTGAGAATAAACGTAAGGAAATTCTAAAGGTTATTGATAACGAAGATTATTCATCAAATGTGAGCGAATCGGTATTAAGTGAAGTAATTAAAAAAATTAAGGAGAAGCATGGGAAGCAGTTATAAATGGAGTATGAATCCGTTTCGAGATTTTTTATTCAGTTCGATACTGATGGGTACTGATATCACAAATAAAGAACATGAAGCCGACATTTATGTTGGTTTTGTCACAATTTTAGAGTATTTTGTGCCAAACAACGATGCCCAATATCTGGATTTTGAAATCGGAAATAAAGATAATTATTTTAAAGTTGTTGCAAAAAATGCAATAACAGCACTCTGGTTGTCAGGAGTTTTCCCTGATAATCCCAAACAGGTGTTGGAAACCAATGAATTTATATTTGAAAATCTAAAATATAAATTTAATGTCAAAACAAAGAAGTTAAGTTATAGACAAATAAGAAAATAGTATGGATAAACACAAGGTTTTAGGTGAAATCAAAGGATTTCTTGAGGGTTATAATAACGATATTAAGTATCTGGTAAATGTCGAAACCGACCCAAGAACCGATATTGCTGAATGTGTGATACATGAGCCGAAACAGAAACCGAGAATCGAAAATATCAGATATCTACCTTTCATGTATATGAAGGATTTATCGAGACTTGGTAGAGATTTATATCCAGACAAAGACGAATCATATATTGAAAGTAAGAGAATTAAGTATGGTATCAAAATCACTAAATTAAAAACTGGTAACCAGAAAAGATTACTTGATGGCTACTGCTATAAGTTAACAAGCCATAGGTGTTATAACGATATCGTTAATTATGTGCGAGACGGTGGAATCGACCCATATGAAAAACTAAGTGATGAAGACGGTAATTTTGTGCGAGACGAAAAAGGTAAACTCGTTTATAAAAATCGTGATATATTCCATTCTCCCCGTACCACTGAACAGTTCTTTATCTCAACACAATCAAGACTTTATAAAGGTTATGAACAATATAGGGATGTTCATCGTTTGACATTCGACATCGAGACAACTGCTTTACGTTATCAGATTGGCAGAATGTTTGCTATTGGTGTCAGGGACAATAGGGGGTTTGAGACCATATTAGAAGTCGATAAACTTAATGATGACGAAGCCGAAATCAGATTGATTCAGGATTTCTTTAATCTAATCGACTATATCAGACCTGCCGTTATTTTGGGACATAATTCCGAGACTTTTGACTTTGATTTCATCTTAGGCAGAGCAGGTATTCTTGAAATGGATTTAACTAAAGTTCCAAACGGACTTAAAGAAGGTATGTTGTTGAAAAGAAGAGGAAATACCAGTGTTAAGTACGGCAATACCACTGATAAATATACTGCCACTGAAATGTGGGGTTATTCTATTATCGACACAATCCATGCAGCGAAACGAACTGCTGCCGTTAACAGTGACTTGAAATCAACAGGTTTGAAATACGTTGCGAAATTCGAGAACTTTGCCAGAGAAAATCGAACCTATATTAAAGGTGAAGACAACGACATCGGCAGATACTATAACGAAAACAAGGTGTTTTTAATTAACGAGAAGAACGAATATGTTGAAATTCCCGATGAATATCAAGATGTTGCGAAGAATCTGTACCGACTTCAAGCCAATAAAGATACTATAACTGCCGACCAACATAAAGTATATAGAAATAAATTTCTTGACGAGAATAAATATTTTGTCACTTGGTATAAGGAAAATTGTATTGAGAAAAATCTCACAACGTTTATCGGTGGTAAGAAACTCGTGAAGCAGTACCTGCTTGATGACCTCTGGGAAACCGAACAGGTTGATGAACTCTATAACCAGTCATCATTCATGCTTGCCAAAATCGTTCCAACCACGTATCAACGTATCTGTACAATGGGTACTGCAAGTATCTGGAATCTTCTGCTTACCGCATGGAGTTATGAAAATGACTTGGCTATTCCGATTCCCGATAAATATATGAAGTTTGGTGGTGGTCTGGCAAGAACCTACAAAAAGGGATATAATACGAAACTTATCAAAATTGACTACGCCAGTCTTTATCCAATGATTCAATTAACCGATGATGTATTCCCGATATTCGATATCACTGGTGTTATGAAGAAATTCTTGTTGTACATGACAACTACTCGTAACATCTATAAGAAAATGGGTAGTGGTGCTAAATTGGATGTTGAAGAGGTTGGGTTATTGAAACAACTTGACCCTGAAGTACATGTTAGATATATTAATAATCTCTTGAGTTCCGAAGATGTTGCGATGTTCAAGGTTAAGCAATTACCTATTAAGATTCTAAACAACTCTCTTTATGGTGCGTTGGGTTCACATATTAGTTTTAACTGGTCTGATAACGTTTGTGCAGCAAGAATTACCAGTGTGGCACGTATTCAGTTGAGACATGCAATTTATTGGTTTTCACAATTCGGTTGTCTCGCATTACTTGCCGTAACTGATGGTGTTAACTTCAAAATACCTGACAGCACTAATATCAAGGTGAGTAATGAGGGAATAAGTGAGGGAACAACTGAGGGATTAATTGAAGAAATGTGGCAATACGGTGGAAAAACAGGTATAGGAGCACTCATTGAATTATTTAATGAAACCGAAATGCCGAAACCATATATGAGTGTTGATGATGATGGTGAAAGTGTTAGTTGTTTGAACCTTGCCAGAATTAATTATGCCACACTTTCACTGGTTGAAGATAAGAAGAGTGGTAAAATGAAAGAAAAAATCAAATTAACTGGTAACACAATTAAATCCAAAGTGATGCCAGAATATATTGAAGAGTTTATTGATAAAGGTCTTGAACTTATTCTTCATGGTAAAGGTAGGGAGTTCGTTGAGTATTATTATAGTTATGCGGAAGACATTAGATACATGCAAGTGCCGTTGAAGAAAATAGCAAGTAAAAGTAGAATGAAACAAACACTTGCCAATTATAAAAAGAGAGGTAAGGATAAGAATGGCAGGGAAAAGGGTAAACAAGCACATATGGAGTTACTGATTCGAAAACGTGAGAAACTCGCATTGGAACTTTTTGAAAAACACAAAATCGAATTGGGTTTCGATAATCCCGAAAAAGAACCGAAAAAAATTGATGATGTAATGAAAGCCGTCATCAATTACATGCCACCACCACCCGAATTAGATAGCACAGTATATTATGTAAATACTGGATATATGAAATCTCACGGTGACACCAAGGATGATGTTAAAGATAAGGAAACTGGTGAATTAAGATATGGTTCTACATTAATTAGTAGTGAAGATTTACAGGAAAACCCCAATATGACAGGCACATATAATTATGAAAAATATCTTGCTGCTTTTAATAAGAGAGTTGAGACGATTCTCGTGGGATTCGACCCAGAGGTTATAAAGAAAATACCAGTAAAAATTATTAAGAAGGGTGAAAATGCTGGTGATTTAAAGAAGGGTGAATTCAGTCCGTTAAAAAATGAATTAGAACTTAAAAGTTTCGACCTTGATGACTTCGATGAAAGTATGCATTTGGAAGAAATAGAGGTTGATTTCTGGAATAGAACAGGATATGACCCAAGACTGGTTTGGAACGGTTTTAAAATGCGTGACGACTACCGTGTTCATTACGAAATATATGAAAATGCCCTGAATTTCTTGAATAACAAAATGATTAAAACCAATAAACCATGCATCAAATCAATAAATGATAAATATCAAGACGGTGATTTGGTTCTGATTAAAGATGGTAGTGAATATCATGTCGGTGCATATAATGGGGTTTATTTACAGATTGTCAGAGACAACGTTGATATTCCCAAGAGTGAATTGGAATTGGAACTCGACAGAATCCAAGAAGAACATCAGAATAAAATCGAGTCATTGGAAGCCAGTGAGTTAACGACTAAAACTGATAGAGATATTTTTCTTGAAGCACAAGCTAAGAAACAATCAATGTATTTCAAGGAATTTAAACAGACTTTCAGTCTTGACTTAACATATACTATGGAGAAATTATTTACTGATATTCCTGAAGCAAAAGGAGCGTTTGAGATATTTGTAATAAATGCCGATAATGCTGTTGATGAAGAAGCAAGTGAATATTTGGATGTTGATGATGGTTCATATTAATATTAAGAAGTATTTATATGAAAACATGCCATCATGAAGTTAAAAAAGAAAGATTTACTCGAAATAATTGATAGTAATGGAGAGTTAATTGGGAATACCGATATACCCACAGTTGATGCTAATGCTGATACTCAAGCAAGTAATACCAGTGACTATAATCAGAAAATAGGTACTCAGCCATTCCGATATGATATGTTGGGTCGTTTCGGCTTTACATTGATGCCTTTTATGGAAGGCGTTGATAAACATCAGGGTCAGGCTGAATTGGAAAATGATTTAGTTGACCTGTTGAATGACAGATATGTTGAACTCCTTAGTCATTATTATAGAAATCCTCAAAAAGTCAAATCAGATTACCGAAAATATAGTGCCGATAAGGAAGTTGGTGAAGAAGCAACGAAACATAGTGTTATTTGGGCAGATAAAATCCTTAAAATACTTGAGAAACATTTCGGAAACGCATTTAATAATCTCGATGAAAGACTCAAAACCCTTGACGAGCAATTTCATGAAAATATTGCCGAAGGAAAAGTTGTTGAAGACAAAATGGTTGACCGAAAAGAAGATGAAATGTCAACTAAAACCGAGGACGGTGAGGTAAGGGAAAAGAAACTCGAAAAAATTGCTGGTCTAATTAATAAATTGGAGAAGAAGGATATTGATAAACTAATTAATTTATTGGAGAAGAAGAATGGCTAATCAAGAACTATATGATAAAACCTATAGGATACCCCCAGAGGTCTTAAAGGGTATCCAGACAGCCTTGGTATCCAATCCGCAAGGAGAAGGCGTAAAACGAGCTAAATTCATGCTTAAAAACGGTTCTATGACCTATCAAGCAATGAAGAGATTAAAGAATTTCTTCGATTACTTCAATCCACAGTCAGATGACCCGACCCAATTCAGTCTTGCAGGTGGTCAACCCATGAAAGCGTTCATTGAAACCACATTGAATCAAGACAGAGCAGGTGTTGCAAGGTCAAAAGAAGTCAGACGTGATATAACAGCAAATCCGAATTCAGAATTAAAACCATTTCAAGCACCAAGATTAAGTATAAACGAAGAAAAGAAAGAAAAAGCAAAAAATGCCGTTGCTGTTATCGTAAATAAAGACAATAAAATATTGTTATTAAAACGAGCAGATGGTAAAAAAATCTGGATGCCAAGCAAATGGGCACTTGTTGGTGGGGGAATTGAAAAAGGTGAGACCCCACAACAGGCATGTGAGAGAGAAATACTGGAAGAAACTGGTTTGGAAATCAAGAAATTCGTTCAGTCTTTTAGAATTGAAAGACATGCTGATAGCATTGAATATATTTTTGCTTGTAGATATGATGGTGACCCAACAGATATTACGCTTAACGAAGAAAATACAAATTACGGTTGGTATGACGTGAGTGAAATGGAATATCTTGATATTGTTCCACATTTAATCGAATATATTACTCTCGTGTTTAAAAAATACGAATAATTTGTATTTATAAGAAATAACAGAAAAATTAATAATAAATAAAATGGCAGAAGAAACCAGTAGATTGTTAGAAAATAGTGCAGAATTAAGAACCTGTTCGTTAGCAAAAAATAGTGCTGGATACACACCCGGAAAGGAATATCTTCCAACTACTCCAGACACAATTTCAGATGGTGATAACAGGGGAAGAGACCCTGAATCAGAAGGCGCAATAATTGGCACGCAAATCGATATCGAAACAAGGACTAAGCAGATGGCAAAGAATGCCGATGGTTATACGTATGGTAATGAGTACGGTCCGAGTCACGCAGACACTATTTCAGATGGTGATTGTAGAGGCAGAGACCCTGAATCAGAAGGCGGTTCAATTGGAACAAACAAAGATATTGACACACGGAATAAACAGATGGCAAAGAATGCCGATGGTTATACGTATGGTAATGAGTATTGTGCAGGTGTTGCTGATACGGTTGCTGATGGTGACGATAAAGGCAGAGAACCAGAAGTTGGTGAAGAAGCTGGAACTTGTATCGATTTCAATAATAGGAATCGTTTACTTGCAAAAAATGCTGGTCTTTACACAAAAGGTAATGAATATTGTGCAGGTAGTGGTAGAGTATAATGATAAATGAGGCTAAAATATTGTTCAATAATATCAAAAACTTTCGCAATCTCTTAACAGAAGGCGTTGGTCAGGATGCTATTAAGAAAGCGATTGAAAATCATGAATGGATTTATCTTTACTATAACGGTGATGATGAAGATGGTAAAAATGCAACTGGTTATCGAACGGTAAGACCTTATGTACTTGGCACAAATGCTGCTGGAAACACGGTTTTGAGAGCATGGCAAGACAATCCAAAAAATAGTTGGCATTTCAGTAACCGAAAGACACGTCCCGATAGTCAATATCATGATTATTGGAGTGATTCCGAGGGTGTGAAACCGGGCTGGCGAATGTTCAACTTGGATAAAATTTCAAAAGTATATCCAACAGGTAAGAAATTTAATGACGCAAATGGTCTACCTATGATACCTGCGGGATATCATGAAGGTAGTGATGACAACATGACCAGTGTTATTGCATATGTATCAACAAAAACCGAACCTGATTTTGATATGAAATATGATAAGGATGTTCAAACAGATATCATATCAAGAACAGACCGAGATAAAGCGAAATGGGATAGTATTAGAAGAGGAAATAAGAATGCGAAGAAAATCACTGCCGATGACGTGGTTAAATTACGTGATGTCGCAAGTCGTGTACAAAAAACCGCACATGGTAGTTATCTCGTTGTAATTGATGACCGAAATAATTTCCAATTGATGTTGGGGAAAGATAAGGATAAACAAAATATCCCAGACATCGCAATTGTTGGGTCATTACCTTATTTATATGACAGTCTTGTTAAACAAAATGCCCCTGCCGATGACAAATTCTTCAATGATATGAAAAACAAGACACAAACTGATTTAAGACTGAAAGCACAAGATACTGCAAATCAGCCTGAACCAGAAATAAAAGAAACAAAAACTCCAGAAATACCATATAAGAAAATGACTTTTTTCAAATAATGAAGTATTTATAAAAAAATATAAAATTTTATAATAATGGCAAAAAAACTTGACTTAAATAAATTAAGGGATGAAATCGATAAGGAGAAGCAGAGTCGAAACATGATTCCATCTAAATTAGGTGAAAGTGTTGGTAGAGGCGTGTCACCACGAGATGAATTCTTAACTGGATTATTGCAAGCCAGAGAAACTGGAAATGACACCCCTTCAACTACACTAATTAAAGTAGTTGAAAACAAGGTAGCTGAAAAACATGGTGGAATAAAAAAACATGTTATTAATGAAGCAGCACCAGTCCAACGTCCCACAACAGTTGACATGTCGCCTGAAAGGGATGAACAACTATTTGCTGACCTTGAGAAGAAAAGAAAAGCAACTCTTGCTGAAAGTATTCAGGCATTCACTGGTTCACAATCTGCTGCACCACCAGCACCTTCTGTAAATTATAACGGACAACAATTCTTGACATCAGCACCTGTTCTACCTGCTGGAGCACCAATGCAAATAAATGAAGCAGCACTGGTTGAGGGCGTAAAAAACGTTGTTAATGAATATCTCAGTGAGAATCTTGGTGTTGTATTTGAAGAAGCAATCAAGGGAACGATAATCGAAATGTATGCCGTGGAACGAATCAAAGAAGTCTTGAATGAAAACCGAGATTTAATTAAAACAGTGGTTATTGAAACCATTCGAGAGATTCAAGCAAAAAACAAAGCAAAGGCGCAATAATTATTGCGCTTTTTTTTACTACCCTTTCTGTATTTATGAATATAATATATTCGTAACATGACTTATGATGAATTCAAACAAAATTTCTTACCAGAATTCCTAAATATTAATTCCTATGCTGGTAGGATGAAATATGCTGATGAAAATCTTCAGAGAATCGGCAGTGGTACTGGAAGAGCAGTTTATGATATTGATGGTGAAAAGGTTTTGAAACTCGCAAAAAACGCCAAAGGTATTGCACAGAACGAAGCCGAAGCAGGTGCTGGATATTATCGTGATACCCAACATATAGTAACCATTGTTTTTGACAGTGAGGATAATAATAGTTGGTTGATTTCCGAGAAAGCGAAAAAGGTTAATGAGGCACGAATTAAAGAACTCACTGGTATCCCAAGCCTCAATGATTTATATTATTTTCTTAGAAATTTCAAAGAACAAAATAATGGTAGAAAAAAAATTATTCATCAAGACCAAGAACTCGTGGAATTTTTCTACGAAAACGAATTCGCACAAGACCTACAAAATTTCATAGCCAATTATAGTCAACATGCTGGTGACATGGGCAGACCAAGTACATATGGTGAAGTACTTCGAGACGGTCAACCGACAATTGTTCTAACAGATTACGGTTTGAATGATGAAGTATATGACAGCCATTATAATCGACAGAGAAAGCAGAGATATGGAATGCATGAACTCTTCAATTATGCAGACGGTAATGATGATATTCTTAGTGATGCTGGTGGTGGAATGGATATTAGACACGGTATGTGGGCACAAATGCCTTATAGTGTGGATGATGGTCAAGGTGTTATCAATGAAAACTTTATTAAATTTGTTTCAAATCATGACAAATATCCCAATAAGCCAGTAGCGGGTCTTCCTGTTCTTGCAGACCATTTTCAGAACTGTGTGAATAACATCAAAGAAACATTAAAACATGTTGAAAACAAAAAACAGTTTTATGGTAATTTATTGGAACTCCAGAACTATCTAATTAGACGAGGTTTTTATGACCGAGACCCATTAATGAGTGAAGAATATGTTATTAATGAAGACACTCCTTCTGTTGACCCCGATACGTTAAATGATAGAAATTATAGTGATAAACTGGCGACTGCGGTTGCAATTAAATTAAACCTAACATCACCAAAATATCTGGGTGGTGGAGGAAATGGGTTTGCATATGAGATTAATGATAATCTTATAATGAAACTAACCACAGATATTAGTGAAGCAGATGCTGCATCAAGACTAATGAGAGGTCAACCCAAAAACATATCAATAATTTTCAATCTATATAAAGTCGTTGATACCGAAACCGATAAAGCGGTTTTTGTCATAATGCAAGAAAATATCAACGATAAACCACTGGATAGACTTAGAAAACTTCAAGCCGATATTTCCACAATAAAACCAGATGGTTTGGATTATGAAGATATTATGGTAAATATAAAAAAACCAAAGAAGTTTAATCATAATGAATGGGTTGTGTGGGCGAAAAAAATATTAACTAATAATCCAGAATCTGGTGTTAGTCAACAAGAAAGACAAGCAGCATATGAATATCTTCTCGACATGTTCAAAATACGTCAGGAATTATTAGATTACCGCATCAAATCGACTGATTATATTGCGATTGCGAATCTTGGTTATAAAAATGGTGTGTTGAAATTTTTTGATGTTGGTGGTTATTATGGTGTCGGTGAACCAGAAATTGGTGATGAAGATATCATAAATTTACCTGAAAACCTTAGTGAAGAACAATTAAGTGAAGACTATCCCAGAGACCGTGCAGATGCAATTGCTGTTGAAATTGGGAAAAAACTTGGTGTCGAACCACAGTATATCGGACACGGATTATTTGGTGTTGCATACGATATTGGTGATAATAAAGTGTTAAAAATAACATCAGATAAAAGTGAGGCAGCAGAAAATCTTGGACTTATTGGAAAACCTCTGAAATATATTGCACAACCATATCGGGTATTTCAAGTCAATTCGGAAGTGAATGCTGATTTCCCAATAACATATGGTATTATTCTGGAGAAATTAAAAACAGACCAACCATATTTTAAACGTATGTATGATAGACTTGAATATGTCTTTAAAAATATTTTTAATATTGATTATAAAGAAGCACTTGAGGTATATCTATATGGTCATCAATTTGACCACGATATTGAAAAAAGCGAGGTTGACCACTATTTTAAAAAGAACAGTGAAGACGCAGAATTCTTTTTCAGTATTTTGAGAATTGCTGAAGAACTTGATAAGTATGGTGTGGAAAGTCTTGATTATTATAATGCTGAAAATCTTGGATACAAGAAAGACGGTGCAATTGGTTTCTTTGATGTGGGGTTCGGCAATGGATTTTTACAACCAACTGATGCGGAACAAATGGGTGTGAATGTTGCTGAAGACGGTAGTGCTAAATTCAGTACTGATAATGCGATAGCACAGGATGATTTTCCACCATATAATAGTAATGATACTTCTCCAATGATTAATAATGACTTGGATGCGAATGTTGCTTCCACAATGTATGAAGACCTTGAATATAACCATGTTGTTGGTGACGCTACTGAAGATAAATATATGTTAACTGAAAATGAGGGGGAAAAATATTATCGTGCTGTTGAGAAAAATATGGGTAAGACAATTGAGTTCGAACCAGAAGGTTTTTATGAAGCAATTGATGATGACGGCAATCCAATTTATCAATATGATACATTCTGGGAAAGTGATATAGCAGAAGTTGCTGCAAGTAAAACTATTGGTGGTGCTGTAATGGGATTATACTCAATGTTTAGGACAAATGGTAGAAATCCAGAAACATTCTATATTTATATGATTAATGAAAAACCCGATGTTGATATTTCTCATTGGGATATGGGTGATTTTTATCATTTAAAAGAGGTTAGATATCGTAGAGCGGTTCAGGGTAAATATATAGGTAAACTGATAATTACTGATGACATGAAAACAAAATTAAATGCTTTTTATAATATGAATTCATTAGAAGCATATGATGAACCCGATGATGAGACATATGAAATTGTGAAAAATACTGATTATGACCAATATATTGATAATGTTAAGGGTATGGTGCATGAAAGGAATAAATCATTTGGCACTGGTTCTAAAACAGTAAAGGTAAAAAGAAAATGTCAACTTGCTGGATTAGGTAATACCAGTGTTGCTTGTAATCAAGGTGATATAAATAATCTGGAATTCGGTTCAGTTAATGAGGAAGATTTGGAAATCAGGGAATATTTTAGTAGTCTTGTACCTAAAATAGATGAGGGAGAAATTATGACATTACAAGACCTACCTTTTAGAAAAGAAGTCGAACAACTTGGTGGTAAGATATTTAGCGTTGGTGGTGCTGTCCGTGACGAGTTTCTGGGTAAAGAATCTAAAGACTTAGATGTGCTGGTAACTGGTATTCCTATGGACAGTCTTGAACAACTACTTAAGAAATATGGTGGGGTAAATAATGTCGGTGCGAGTTTTGGTGTTTTGAAGTTCGTACCAAAGGGCAGTAAAGAAGAAATTGATATTGCGATTCCCCGTACTGAAGTACCAACTGGTGCTGGTGGTCATCAAGGTTTTGATGTGACTTCAGACCACGAATTACCAATTGAAAAAGATTTGGAACGCAGAGATTTTACAATTAATGCAATAGCCAAGGACATTGATGGGAACATAATTGACCCATATAATGGTCAGGAAGACCTGAAGAATAAAATTATTCGTATTGTTAATCCAAAAGCATTTAGTGATGACCCATTGAGGATGTTACGTGCAGTTCAGTTTGCCAGTCGTTTCGGTTTCACAATCGAACCCAAGACCATGCAAATGATAATTGATAATGCCAGTAAGATTACTGAGATTGCACCAGAAAGAATTTTAATTGAACTTGAAAAGATTGTTACAAAAGGCAATGCGTTAATTGGTGTTGAGCTACTGGCTTCAACTGGTTTGTTTAAGCAGATTTTCGGTAACGAAATCCAACCTTCTCAAATAGGTCGTAGAGACTTTACTGGTGTCAAAACAATGGCTGAATTATTATTCTTAATGATGAATGGTGTGGTTCAGAATCCCGCAGAATTCTATCTTAGTAGGTTTAGCACCGAAGACGCTAAAAGAGATAGAACATATAAAGAATTACAGGCATTGGATTTAGCATTCAACTCAGACTTACTTGACCAACAAATGAGTCCAGTTAAAGCAAGGTCAATTGCTCATAACATGTATACAACAGCATCACAGACACTCGAAAGTCAAGTCTTACCTGAAGCAATTGCTGTTGCTGCACAGGAATTGCTACAAGGTAAGTATCCGAAAACCGTCAATGAGTTGGCGGTTAATGGCAATGATTTAATGCAAAAAGGATTGCAGGGAAAAGCAATAGGAGACATGCAAAAATCAATGCTAATTAGGATTTATGCTGATAAGATTAGGAACAATAAGGAAGAATTACTATCTTTGGTGAAATCTAATAATGAAAAATTAAACGAATTATCTCATTTAGATTTTGAAAGAGAAAGTAAATGGAATATAAATGGTGAAGAGGTCGAATTAGATTTTTTTATTGAGAAATACGATAAATGGAATTATAAATATGAAAGATTTAGAGACCCATCTAAAGAATCGGTGTTGAGATTTATAGAAGATGAGTTTCCAGAATTTGTTAATGATGAAAAACTAAAAAAAGAATTATATTGGGCATTGACTGATAGAGAATTATTGAATGAAGACGAAATGAAAAAAGTGAGTTACAGTGCGGTAGTTCTTGATGATAAGTCGAAAGCAAGTTTACTTAAAGTATTCAGTCCAATGATACCTGAAGGTTGGGAAGTCATTGCTCACCATATGACAATAAAAATGGGTGCGCTTGAAAACGGTAGTAGAGAAAAAGATGATATGGAAAACGGTACTGAAATTACATTAAAAGTAAATGATTATGCTATGGATGAACTGGTAATGGCTGTTGGTGTTGAAGGATACCCAACTACAAATCCTAAACCACATATAACAATTGCTGTAAATAGAATAGAAGGTGGGAAACCGTTCCTCTCAAACAAATTAACTGATTGGAAACCATTAGGGTTTCCCATAACATTAACTGGAAAAGTAAGTGAAGAAGGGTAAATTATGGAAGAAATTCACGACTTTATTGGAAAAAATAAAGCAGGTGAGAAGTTAGAAAAGGAAGTTATTGAAGATATCCGAAAGAAAAGATATCCAACAACACATAAATATGAACCAAATAATGGTGATTATGATGTTTTTATTGATGAAATAAATGAAGGAATTGAGATTAAAAATGATTTAGAAGCACTATTCAGTAATAACATCTGTATTGAATATAAACAAGATGGTCGATTATCTGGAATTTCAATAACTAAAGCAAAATACTGGATTCAATATGACCAAACTTATTTATATTTGGCGTTAACTGAGGATATTAAATATTTGATTCGTTCTTTTTTAATTTATCATATAGATTTAAAAAAGTTTGCAACTGGATTAGCTCTGGCTGATTATCCAAGCGATGTGTGTACAACGAAACTGAAGGAATTTGAGACTAAATCAAGAGAAAAATATGGTGATTTATATGAGGAAATTCAACCAACAGATAGAATTGGTGATTTACCGAATAAGAAATTGAATCAAGGAAATTATTATAAATATATGGGTTTATATTTAGTTCCTAAAGAATTATTTAGAAAATATTGTTTAGAAGTAAACCCAATTAATAAAATGACATATAAGGGTTTACAATGAAAAGATTAGCAGTTTTTGACTTTGATGGTACGTTGATGAATACACCAGACAAAGAAAATGGGATGAAATTGTGGAAAGAAAAGAACGGACAACCATATCCACATAAAGGATGGTGGGGTCGTAGAGAAAGTCTTGACACCACATTATTTAACATCAAACCATTTCCAAGAGTATTGGGTCAATTGAAGAAAGAGAAAGCCACACCAGATACCTCAGTCATTATATTGAGTTCGAGAATGGAGAAACTACGTCCAGAAGTCGAGAAGATTCTTGACATGAATAACATTGTCGTTGATGATGTTATCTTAAAAAGAGGTGCTGAAGACAAGGGCGATGTAATTCTAAAGATAGAAAACTATAATCAGGATTTAAAAGAGATTGTCGTGTATGATGATTATACTGATAGAGATGCTGGAAAGATTGCAGAATATACAAAAATTAAAGACCAATTGTCTGATGATGTAAAATATATTTTATATTATGTTGATAATGATAATATCCGTCCACTTATGGGTGAAGGGAAGATTAGTTTTGAATCAACAAGTAGATTATTGGAGATAATACAAGAAGAAATCATAAATTTTAAATAAGAGTATTTATAAGAAATTTCGATATGATTGATATGAGATATAAACCACATTTTCTTCCACAGGTACACGCACCATATGATATGGTGCTTCAAAAACTTGATGATGAGGGTGTGAATTATACCAATGTTGAAGTTGACCCAAATGACTTAACACCTTTACAGGGAATTACATTTAGTGATGATGTTGGTGGTGTAAATGTTGATGACATGAATCCGATTTGGATTAGTTCTGACATGCAAGTTCTTGATGGTCACCATAGAATGGTTCGTGCGTTGCTCGATAACATTCCAATCAAATGTATTAAGATTGACATGAATCATAAGGATGCTTGTCGAGTACTTAATAAGATACAGGATATCTATGAATACGAACAATCACAGGGTCTTGAAGAGGTGGAAGACCAAGACGCAATCAATTTTTATCGTGATGACGAGAATCAGTTTCTGAATACATTAGAAGAAGATAATATTGCGATTCAAACCGAAACACCAACCAAGAATCAAAAAACCGTGGTTGGGTATAGAAAAGACCCGATTAAAGAAAATAGCGTTGTTGGTAATTTTTTCACATTAAAACCTGTTGACGGCTATGATAAATACGAAATCGATTTCGAGAATCTACTGGATACCAATGCTTTGGGTGTTACCTACAAGGATGGTCAAGAACCAGTGGATATTCTGGCAAAATCTTGGTTTCCAAACATAAATTTTGAAAAATTAAGTACACAACATAGTGCCCCATCAATTAATTTAAAAACCAAGGCAGTTGCTGAGAAAGCAATGAAAATGGGTTACGATGGTATAAAATATGGTGACACAATAATTCAAGGACTAAAATAAATCAGATATGAATACATATAAAATAACAAACATAACTAATCTTGCTGGAAAGCGTGATAGAAAATTTAATACGATTGTTAATATAGAATATATTGACGGCAGAACCAAGAAAACAATTGTTTTAAAAGCAGGTGATAACGTATTTTTAACAATTAATTCACTACCTCTCTCGGTGCACAGATTAAGAATCAAGAACCTAATTACAATCGAAGAAGTTAATCTTGCTGAACTTACAAAACCAGTAACACCAAAACCAATTCGAAGACCTAAACCAGTAAAGAAACCCGTTGAGGTTGTAGATAAAGTTGAAAAGAAAACCACAAGTAAGAAAAAGACACTGACCTAATATCAAAACACACATGTTATCCAAAAGCCAACAGAAATGTTGGCTTTTTTTATGAATTAATTCAAGATTTTTCCTTGAGTTCCGTATAACCATATATATACAATAATTTTTTATAAATAATTATAAACGAATATGGACGGAAAAATTAGAATCTTATTCTATAACCTTGACGGAGCAGGTGTAAACTACTTCAGAACACAAACACCAGCACAAGAACTGGAACGAAATCACAGCGATGAATTTTATGTGGAAATCAATCCACAAATCGACTTCAACGACCCCAAATTTTTTGACTATTTAAAAACATTTCATATCATACATTATCACCGTCAATTCTTAGGTGAAACTGCACAGATGTTGAAACTGGCAGAAGAATTAAGAAAATCGGGTACAATATTAATAGTAGATATTGATGACTACTGGAAACTACATAGACTTCATCCGTTCTATAATATGAGTAAGGAGAAACAAATGCATGTTCCAATCATCGAAAACCTAAAAATTGCTGATTACGTTACTACAACAACCGATTTATTTGCGTCTGAGATTCGTAAAATAACTGGTAAAGATAATGTTGAGGTATTTTATAACAGCATTGACCCCAAGTGGATGAAACAGTTTCAAAACAACTGGAAGCCAGACCCAGACGGCTTGGTTAGAATCACATATATGGCAGGTAGTTCCCACATGGTTGACGTACAGCAACTCGAAGGCGTTGTAAATGTGTTGGAAGCTAATCCAAATACCAGAGGAAAATTTAAGATAATTATTGCTGGTTGGGACACTGAAGGCAGTACAACAGACATCACATTCAATCAGGATTTCAGTGCTGAACTCCAGAAAAAGGGGTTGTGGACACATGAAGTCGTGAAAGCGATTAACAAATCAAGAGGTGATGTTGACCAGATACCAAAAATTTCGCAAGAACTGAAAGACAAGTATAGGGATAAGGTATTTGATAGTAACCAAAGAGATATACAATCCGAAGAAAGTGTTTATCTTGTTTATGAAAAACTCCTGACTAATAATCATAAGTTGATTGATACTCCAGATTATCTACAATGGCTCATGAATTTCGAGAGAAACGTTAAATATGAAAACGAAGGGAATTTCGGCAGACGTTGGACACAGAAAGCCAACACTTATGCACAGGTACTTGATGAAACAGATATCGTACTTGCACCACTTGCCGATAACGAGTTTAACAGGATGAAATCTAACTTAAAACAAGTCGAGTGCTGGACAAGGAAACTCCCAATTGTTTGTAGTGACATTCCACCATATAATGTACATGGTAGACATATGGAGAACTGCGTGTTGATTCGTTCAGAGAAAAACGCACATAAATACTGGCATAAGTATTTGAAAAGACTTATATTAGATGCCGACTTGAGAAAACAACTTGGTGAACAATTATATGAAGATTTTAAAGAAGAATATAACTTGGAATTCGTTACAAAAAAGCGTGCAGAATTTTATAAATCAGTGGTCTTAAAGGGGTTAGAAGTTCAATAATTTCATAGCGGAGTATTTATTAAAAATAATTACATATTAAAACAAAAATTATGAAAATATTTAAGAGAATACGAAAATGGTTTAACAAGAATTTCTTGTCAAAATATTTGGTTACATATCACCCTGCTTTTCTGAGTTTAGTTGAAGAGATTGAAATTAAATTGAGTGATGACAGGAGGAACAAGAAAGCCAAGGAAATCATGAAAATGATTAATAGCAGTCAATATAAAAGATTTTTTTATCGTGCCGTTAATTACAACCCAGCAGTTCCTGAACTACCCGAAACACCGCTTTCATTTGGTGATAGAGTCAAAATTTTTGTTTCGAAAATTCACATTTTTCTTTTCCGAAGGGATATTTATAAAAAATTACAACTCTTCAAGAGAATTTCAGAGGAATTTGTTGAGAGAGAAAAGAAAATTAATAAATATATGAAACAAACCAGTGTTGGGGAAAGAATTGAAAGGGCGGTAGAATTAGGTGTTATTAGTAAGGAAACACAGGAATTGATTTTCGCAAGAGAAGAATAATATGAAAAAATTCTTTCAAAATATCATACTTTGGCTTTATCTCAAGTTTCACATGATAATGGTTGCTATCAGCATTGCATTATTTAATACCGAACAAGAGATTCTTAAAGCCGACCCCAATGATTTGGATGAGAGAAATAATCACACCCAGAGAATGCGTAGCAGGAATCAATTGCTTGAGAAGTTTTATGCTGGTCAGACTGATGAGAAGTACGTCAAGGATTATTACGAAGTTCTGAAAAAAGCCGATAAGTTTATTAGAACCGCAACACCACGTCAAATGGCTGTTGCTGCCGATAAACATGGTACGAGTTACGGCATGAAAGACCGTTACGGCAGACGATATGAACACTATGGATTCTTCGATGACAAACATAAACATGTTGGCAAAACCCTTGGTGAAGTACTTGCTTTGGAATTCGAAGAGAGGCGCACCAAGGATGACGATTTGGAAATAATGTACATTTTTAACAACAAACCAATTGAAGTTGGTCTGGCTAAAGTTATGGATGTCGTTGAAAGAAAAGAAGGTACTCTGGATGAATATGAAGTCCTTGACATAGAGAAGAAATCAAAACAGTTTCAGTTTCCAATTAATGTAATGCGTGAAAATGAAGCTGTAAATAAAATTGAGGAACTCAGCGAGTTTCTGCACATAAAAAAAATTGGTTTCGAGTACAGACAATTAGAATTTTTCATACCCTTGAAATTCAAAACATCAGAACTCGATGATGATTCCGATATTTTTAAAGAAATTATTAATATCCAACAACTGTTTATTCGTGATGAATACGGTACTTTAATTGGATTCGGAATCGATAAATATTTTAAAAGAATAAATTATAACGATACTCATGAAGTGCTGAAATTCAATGGAATTGAAATGCAGACAATGGGTATACCAAATTAAAAACAAACAAAATGAGTGATTTTTTAGAAAACCTGAAGAAAGCAGCAGATAACGGAGAATTCAATTCCGAAGCAGCAAAAAAAATACTTGAAGTCCACGAATTGGCTGACAGTAAATTAGGTGCTGGTACACCAGCAGACCTTGAAAAATTAAAAGAAAGTCTTGAAAAGCGTTACGAAGAGGGTAAAAACTCTGAAGAAGTTAAAGAGACTAAAGTAGTTACTGAAAAAGAAGTGCTTGAACTCAATTCTGAGTATGAGAAGAAAATGGAACAGATTAAGAAACTGGATATCGTTAACGCACAACTGGCAACACTAATTGAAATCGAAGACATGGTTAAATTAAGTATTGAAGACATGTTTAGTTTCACTGATGAACTCGAAGCCAAGTTTGAGAAAGAACTCGAAGCTGAAGACCCAATGTTTGGTGACCTGTCTCAAAAAATCGAACAAATTAAATCGAAGTATAATTCCATTATTAATTAAAAAGAACCCAATAAAAACAGTTTAGACAAATTAAGACAAATCCCGACAAACATTTTGTCGGGATTTTTTTCTTTATTAGTATTTATAGGAAATCAATTATAATGAATTCATATAATATTACATTTCCGTTTAGAGACGATAACGAAACCAATAGTTATGTTCTAATGAATACCGTAACTAAGGATTCGTATAGTTCAAACCTACTGTTACTTTTATTGACTCAAAAGGGTGAAAGATATTATGAGCCAGATTATGGCACAAATTTATTAAAATATGTTTTTGAACCCAATGACTCTTTGACGGCAGCAGATGTTGAAGAAGAAATTCGAAATACTGTTTCATTATATATTCCAGAAGTTAAAATTAGTTCAGTAACATTCAATTGGGATAATAATGAAGAAGGACACCCAATTAATGAAAATCAACTAAATGTAAATGTTCAATTCGTATATGTTGAGGGTTCATTAACGGAACAAGGAAATATTGACTTAAATTTTTAAAATATAAAACATGGCAACTGATGTAACAACAAATGTAGTTCAATACGGAAGCAGAACTTTCGGGGAAATTAGGGCAGACCTGATTTCATTAATTAGACAAATGTATCCAGAAGTTCTCTCAGACTTCACGGATTCAAGTGTCGGTGCAATGCTTATCGACTTAAATGCTGGTGTGGGTAATAACCTCAGTATTAATACCGATAGAGCATTTCAAGAAACTCAATTGGAATATGCGCAACAAAGAGCAAGTATTCTAAATATTGCCAAGAACATGGGATTTAATGTCCCAGCAAGAAGACCAAGCGTTACCGTTATTGATTTTAGTGTTATTGTTCCTGTACTTGGTAATGCCCCTGATGCCAGTTATTATCCTGTATTGGAAAGCGGTGCGCAAGTACTTGGTGGTGGCAAAACATTTGAAACACAATCAATTATTGATTGGAGTACCGCCATTAGTAGTCTTGGTGACCCTAATCGCAGTATTGTTCCAAATCTGGACACAAACGGTATACCTGTTAGTTATACCGTTACAAAAAGAGAGGTTGTTATAAATGGTGGGACAAGTGTTTTTAAAAAAATTATTAATACCAGTGATGTTATCCCATTTTTCTCACTCACGTTGCCCGACCCAGATGTTATTGAAATTGAAAGCATTATACTTTTAGAAGGTACGAACTATAATATAAATCCAGATACAGGAGATTTTAATGACATCAATAGTAGATATTTTGAGGTTGATTATCTGGCACAACAACGTGTTTTTGTTGAAGATGGTTTGGGTTCAAGTGCAAACACAACAACAAATAATATCAAGGCAGCGACATGGATTGATATTACGAAAAAATTCATAAAAGAATACACACCCAAAGGTTTTTGTAGACTAACTTTTGGTTCTGGTGATAGCGATGTGAATGCGTTTCAAGAAGGGTTCTTAAAAGAAGGTGTTAGTAATCGCTATTTTCTTGAGAACTTCTTAAATAACACGGCTTTGGGTGAGAAACTGAAAGCGAATTACACTTTGTTTGTTAAATACAGAACTGGTGGTGGTGTGAGTTCCAATATTGGTTCGAATGTACTAACACAGCTTGGTTCATACAGTTTAAAAGTTTTTGGTTCTCGCCAAGATGTAAATCAACAGGTTCAGAGAAGTCTGAAAACAACAAATCCAATTCCAGCCATTGGTGGGAATGATGGTTTAAGTACTGAACAAATCAGACAACTGGTTAAATATAACTTCAGTGCCCAGCAAAGAGATGTAACGCTTACTGATTATTTGTTGCAGATATACAAGATGCCCGGGAAGTTCGGTTCACCATTTCGTGCGAATGCTTTCAAAATAAATAATAAGGTAGTTATTCCAATTCTGGATATCGGTGCTGATGGTAAACTGGATAACACAAGTAATTCATTATTACAATCAAATATTGCTGAATACCTAACACAGTATCGAATGATTAACGATTATATTGAAATTAAAAATGGTAAGATTTTTAATCTGGCGTTTGAAATCGATGTATATGTCGAGAACACCGCAGATAATCAAATCGCCAATAGCATAATTTCAATAGTTACTGAGTCACTTGACATTAATAATCATGAAATGAATCAAGATGTTTTTCTTGGTAGACTTCAGAAGGAGATTTTGAGTGCAAATGGTGTGATAAACGTTATTAGTATTAAAGTATTTAATAAAGTTGGTGGTCAGTATTCAAACAATACCGTCACACAACCAATATCTAATACCAGTACTGGTGAAATAAATATAGAAAATAACACGATTTATTCAACACAGGATTCGATGTTTGAAATCAAATATCCTTCCAAAGATATTAAGGTGTTACTGAGAAAGAATGTTACTTAATGGAAATACTGAAAAAAACAATATTACAAGCAGTAATTATGGGTTCTAATGTTACAGGTGGGACAATCATTATACCTGATTTATCAGCAGTATATTTCATTAAAATTGGGTTGAAGCAATTTGCTCATGATTTAGGTTTTTTTACACCATATAGTGAACCACCAGAACCAATACCACCAATACCACCAGTAGAAACGTTTTATCTGGTGGATAGTGCAAGTAATCCATTCGTAGATAATAATGACGATAACTTTATATATGAATAAATATTAATAATTATGGCAGACAAGAAATTATTTGAATTACTATTAGGAACACCCGCTACCAGCGATAAGATTGCTTTCGGTAAGGCTGGGACTACCTATAAAAATATTACCTATGGTGATTTAAAGAATATGATAATTGCTGGAATACCAACACCATATGTACCAGAATTCTTAACAAAAGTAGTGAACATTACTAATTTTGACATGTCTGGAACTGGAGAAAAGACTAAAGATGTTGATTTAGGTGTTGATAGGTCTAAAATTAGAAGTTGTGTAGTACTTATACGTTCGAATGACGGTGGTTTATATCCATTGTCAATGCCATCAGGTAATAACGAGACAAAATCATATTGGTTCATAAGGCAAGAGTCTACATATGCAAGCAATGCCAGAGTTCATATATATTCTGACGCAAGAGTCGGAGGGTCATCATTTTTCGACCAAGGCGCATTTGATGGTAATGGTACTGGAGGAATTAGAGGGTATATTTACGTTACTTATTTGCCTTAAATAATATAATATGAAGAATGAAATATCTTAAAATATGAGAATGAGATAATGGAGAATTCAGAATTGTTGGATAAAATAATGGTATAATGATAACAGGAGCGACAGATAATAGCAGATTAGCCGAGTTGAAAAAGTACGCAGTCGGTGTACCTTTCACTGAGCAATATGTTGGTGGTGGGGGTTGGTGGAATGATGGCGTTGACTACCCTAATTCACCAGTTATTGAAGATGTTATTTATTTTTTAGGTGGCATCAGATATCATGATATTACATTAATTGACGGCACATCAACAACATTTATTTATTTTCCAAGAAATACTGGAAATTTTATTGATGAACAATATATAAAAAACCCAAATAAGGAAAAAATAATAAGTAACCCTAAAATCTTTGACGATGTATTTATAATCAGAGATAAATTATCAGCATTTAATAATAATTATAGATTGGAATACATTACAAATTTACCAGACCTAACCACATATGCTGGTGGGAAATATTTTAAGATAGTAAATAACACATAAGATGGCAGTAGGAATTTATGGCACAACAAGACCCGCAGATGTAAGCGTTGATGATATCGATGTTTATTATAATTATACTCCAAACAGGGAAACTCTCAATAATTTTATTTATAAGTTAAATTCTTCAGAGATTTTAAGTTATAATTATCTTACAGAAGACGAACAAATTGTTGGTTATGACGAAAATCTTTTAGAAGGTCTTTATAACCTGAGACTACCAGCAACGGTTTTTGGACAATTAGGAATTTATACAATATATCTTAAACCAAAAAAGATTTATTCAACCATTGTTGATTGTAGTGTATTGTCCTCGTTGCCAAGTGTTAAAGGAATTGTACTCGATGCCAACCAATTACCTGAAGGTCTGAGAGCAAATAATGCATTGCAAGGCTATCGTATAGAATACGTTGATAGTACAACCAATAATAAAATAAGAAATGTGGTTCGTTATGTAGTAACAGCAAATAAAGTTGTTCCAGTTAGTGAGAACGTTGGAAACACAAGTCAGAAAGCAATTAGATATAGATTTGATGATACAGGTACACTGCTTTTCGTACAGGTTACGCCAAGTAGTTCAAGTGATGTGAAACCAAATGCGTCTCCATTTATCGGAAACCCAGACCAAATGATTATAATCTCGAATACTTTCTTCTCACCACTCGTAATTGAAGTCGATATGGTTCAGAATACCATCGATACGCTTACAAGTTATGTTGCTGGTGAACAAATTAAGGACGTTGATAACGGAATATTAACCTATTACGATGAAAATAGGGTAATCACAAGACAGTTTAATATCTATGAAATCAAGGATGATGTTAACGATGTTCCACTGTATGAAGTTAAGGAAAAAAGAACGAATATTGACGAAACTCAGGACTTTGATGAGGTTACTGGTGATGTTCAATAAGATATTTAAATTAAATCGAGAAAATCCCAACTCATTAGATTGGGATTTTTCTTTTTATCGTATTTATAGTAAATCATAAACTGTGGCAAAGGTAAAAGTAGTAAAAACAAATCTTAATGGGAATCTAAATGGGGATTATTTTAATGATACGCCTTCCAATACTATATTTTCATTTGGAAAATTTTTCGTTACCACAAACTTCGATAATAAAGTAACTATTAACTACACGGATTCCCTGAGTTCTTTTGTTCGTCCAGTTACATTAGAAACTATGGGTGTTTCAGAAACTCAGTCTGAAATAATCCAATTATACACAACAAATGCCGTATTGAATCTCGACAAGTCAGACTTAAATACATTTGTTAGATATGGTTCGGCATATGAATTTCTACGAGTATCGATTCAGAATATCATCCTTGCGTACCCGGGCTCGTTATTCTGTAATTCACAAATAGATGCTGGTGGTAATCCAACATATGAAGAACTCAGTTATGATGTAATTAATAATGTCTCAACATTCTATGTACCAACGGCATATACAACAAATACTTTTGGATTGGTTTTCAATGCAGGTAATACCAGTGTGCCAGATGACAACGAATTGAAGAATCTCAATACGTCATATGAAAATTATGTGATTTGGTCGAGTCTTGAACCAGATACTTTATTTAAAATTATTGGATATACTGGAAATACAATAAATGTAGCCAACACTAATCCAAGTGGAATTACGAAAAATTATTTAAGACTACAAGTTACTGGAAATCCATTTGCGAAGATGGGAACAGGAAGCACTGCCAATCTTGATTATCATATTAGACCAAATAATGTTGTTTTTGAAGAATTCCGAGCATTACGTAATGCTTACGAAAAGAATATTGTTTCACAAAGGGATGGAACAAATGGATTTGTCTTTACACTAAAAGACCCAACATTACTTGAAGACGGTAAAATTGTATATGCGGATTCACTGATGCTTTGGACAACTGGTGATAAATATAATATCGATATTAGCAATTCCGCTTATCAGAAATTCTTGAAAATAGTATTAACAATTGGCGTTAAATATGATAAAATTAAAACGGATTTGATTGCAAGATTTCTGACCCCAGCATCACTTAAAACATACGACCTTACCGAAGAAGGTAAAACATCTAAACTTTTAAGAGTTTATGGTAGAGAATTTGACCAAATCAGACAATTTATCGACTCATTGGTTAATATTAATAAAGTAACATACGACAAACTAAACAATATTCCAGACCAAGTGATTAAAAATATGGCAAACACTTTTGGTTGGGATTATTTTTCTCTGATAAAGGAAAGTGAATTAGTTGAAAGTTTTTTAACTGTTGATGATACGGAAAGAAACCTGAATGAAAACCTATTACCAGCAGAAATTGATGTTGAACTCTGGAGACGAATCATAAATAATACCAGCTATTTCTGGAAGTCCAAAGGTACTCGTCAGGCGATAAAATCAATGTTCCTGTTAATTGGGATACCTGAACCTTTTATAAATATTACGGAATACGTATATACTGTTGATGGAAAAATAAATCCTAACACAGTACCACTGACTCAAGACGATTTTCCATCGAACTCATTACCGTATGACACAAGTGGTTATCCCGTTGCACCACTGGAGACAAATGATTTCTTTTTTCAACTCAGTGGTAATACTGATAGTGGTCAGGCATATCTTGATGTATTCCGTTCGGCTGGCTTCAACCTCAAACAAACACCTGATAATAAAAAATCGTGGATTCAAACAGGTGCAACTACAAGGGTTCATTACAGCACCCCACAATATTATCAGGAAGACAGTAAACTCGTGATTAACACAAAAGAAGTGGATATCGCTCTTGATACCGCACGTGGTATCGAGTATGATGTTTATGAATATATTCAAAAAGACTTTGCTGCCAATTCAAGTGGTTATACGTTACCATATTCATATGTTAATATTTCATTGGGAGTTGGTGCATCACAAACAACATTTCCATTACCTGCAAAAACACAAGGCGATTTTGAAGTTCGTTATAATGGTATTTTATTAAATGCACCTAAAACTGGAACGACTACAGGTATTACCTATCAAGCAGATTATAGTGTTGATTATAATGCAAATACCTTTACATTACTCACTGGAACAGCAATTAATTCAGGAAATCGAAGAGATGTTATACAGGCAACATATGTTTATTCGGGTGGAACTGCCGTTACGGGAATCACCATCCAATATATTGTGACTCGTGTTAAGGCACAACTAAGTGGAACATATGTTCCGTTACCCAGCTATCCACGTGGTGATGTGCAGGTTACCATTAATGGTATTGCACTTACTAAAGGAACGTCTCAATTTGTTGCCGATTATATTCTTGACCCAGCAAATTCAACTGGTGGGACAAATCAAATTATTATTCAGAACCCTGATGTTATTTCATATTTAAATGCGAACCCAGATATCCAAATTTCATATATGGAAGTTCAGGGTAGTAATGACATTAATTTAAGGAGTGAGGTTATCAGAGTTGATAGTTTCAGCAGCAGTAAGATTTATTTCAATAATAGTGCGAACAAATACGTTTATAAACTTAATTATAAAGTAAATCAGGCAAGTGATGTTAAATTCCTTATTGACGGAATCGCTTTAGAACCAATTACTGATTACAATATTAACGTACAGAATCCCTATGAAGTGTTCTTACCGAAAGGCATTAGATTTGGTACTGTAATTAGTGCATATTATCTCGTTGGGGGTAGTGGGGCATTTGACCCCGTTGTTAATGACGCATTTGGTCTTGGCGACATAAGCCAATTGTCGTTTTTGGAATTCATTGAATTGATTCAGAGAAAAATGATTAATGCCAGAAACAGAAAAACTGTCACGGATTTCAAGGGTGGTTGGTATCCAACATTGTTGGCAATTTATGAAACCTATTTAAAAAGAGCATTGCTCCCAGATAGTAATCCATTACAATCAAATGGTTACACGTTCCAAAACCTATATCCGTTCTTGAGCAAATATAATGCATTCTTCCAGAAATTCGTTGACCAATTATTAAGTGCAACAATTATATTAAGAAGAAGCGGATTATTAATTAGAAATAGTGTATTTACTAAACAGAAACATTGGTATAAGAGAGGTGTGAATGTTGCAAGTGGTACTACTGAATACGATATGAGAGGTAATTCATTGGTTCAATTTTTTGGTGATGACGGCAGTAAATTCCAAATCATTCAAGGAACAATAGCACCCCCACCACCCCCACCAACGCAATTGTATGTCGAAACAACAGAGGGTGAATTGGGTAGTCTCACAACTGGTGGTAAAAATATTATCGGATTTGCTGAATTTAATGAATATGGTGTTCAATATAGATTTTTAGATGGCAGTGATTGGATGCCGTGGCAAACATCATCAAAGACAATCCCACCTAATCCCGCACTTACTGTTAATTATTTTAGTGTAACATTAAGTGATGTGCTTGAAGATACTGATTATGAGTATCGTGCATTTGTTAAATCACCGTCAACAGGTTTTACTGGAAACACATTATCAATACACATACCACCCCCACCACCAATACCAACTGTTACTACAAAAGAGGGGGATGTGGAATACCATTATGTTGATGATGTTTATAGGGGTAAAGTTGAGGATGCTGGTTTGATAACAGATAATTATGAAGAGGTTGAATTTTATGCGGTTCAATATAGAAAAGCTGATGGTAGTGATTGGTATGAGTGGGTATTCGAACCCTCACCACCAGCAGACGGACCGCTTGGAGGTAATGTTGAGGAAATATCGATTTATAATTTAGACCCAGAAACCGTATATCAATATCAAGCATATATGGTTATTGGTGGAGAAGTTTATCTTGGCAATATAATTGAAATTATAACACCTACTGAACCCGGGGTTGCTCCAAGTGGTGTTGATACAGGTGATGCCGATACTGTAACATCAAGTAGTTTTCAGGTAAGTGATAATTCTTTTGATAATAAAGGAAATCCCCCAACAATCACAGTATATGGTATTTTGTGGACAACAAATTCTTCATTGGGTACGGCTGCAAATCTAAAGTTTGTTGATAACACAATGGTAATGCCTATGGGTGTTTACAAGGATTCTGATAATGGTGATGTAAGTGGTACGGGATGGGATAATGACGCAACTCTTCTTCCTGCAAGTACAACAACATATTTTAGGGCATTTGCGAAAAACGCAACTGGTTTTGGATATGGTGATGTTAAAACACAAGCAACAA